TATTTATCAACTGTTGTAGCTGACTGGCTAGGTAGTGATACCGGAGCCGCTTGCCATGTGGGTGAACCCGCCGTACTTGTAGCTGTTAACAGCTTTCCAGTACTAGTCCCACTATCAGCAGGAACATGTTTATTGCCGTCGCCTGTCGGATGGGTGTACGCGGTGCTCGCTACCCACTTACTCGTAGAAGTATCGTAGGTAAGCGCCTGCCCGTTCGTAGGACTAGCAGCATTCACATTGTTGAGATCAGTAAGAGCCGTATTAACTAGCTTAAATGTCCCCCAACCTATGAGTGATATTACATCCCCTGATGCTGCCGCTGAACTTAACGTGACACTGCTACTATTCGTAGCTGTAAAGTCACCTGGATCAAGATGTGCCCCGTTCAAGAATACATCTATAAAGCCTACGTCGTAGGCTACTGGGAACACTGTGGTCGAACCTAAATAAGGGGTCGCGGCTGTACCAACGGTGTAATCCTTACGGTCACTGATCCCTTGGACTATCGAGTCGAGCGCATCTTTAAATATGATAGCGGTGATCCGAAGTTCACAGAGATCTCCCGAGGAGAACGCTTGCGCCGTCGTATTATCTTGAGCCCGGACTATTGTAAACGTAGCACCAACCGTTAATGTGACTTTAACAATTTCTATCTTAGTCGCGTCAGCCGTGGCAAGAGTGATATACGTATAATCACCTGCCCCGATAACAGGGAACTCAGAAGCATCCGCTACCGTTACAGAAGTAGCTGAAGTCGATATGCCCGTACTTAACGTGGTGGACGCATTATTCGTATATTTAAGAGCCATGGGTATCCCTTATGAGATGGTAACAGTCCAAGTGATAGTCATCGAGTCACTCGCACCCTTATTCACTACCCCGAATACAGTACGTGCAAGCATGTCACCGCCTCCTTTCATAGTACATGTTGCGGTAGCTGAACCTGTAATAGTAATAATAGGAGCTGACGTATAACCAGCACCTACATTAGTAATAGATATTGACACTACTTTATCAGAATCAGCGCCAGTACCTAAAACAGCAGTACCTGTAGCGGTTGTTCCGCCAGCTGGAGCTGCTGCAAATGTTACTCCTGGAGCAGAACCATAGCCTGAACCTGCTGCAGTAATAGTAACATCGTCTACTGTATCACCGAGAGTATCGAAAATACCCGCTTCTGTAATGGCTCCTGTACCATCGTTAGCAGGAAAAGTTGAGGCGTAGGATATAGTAGCCCCACTGACAGTGCCGCCTGAAACAGTTAATGCATTACGCTCAAGTTCCGCCCCTAGTCCGGTATTTGCTACTGCTGCTGCTGTATTGTTGGTTCCAATCGCCATGTGGGTCATTACAGTATCTTGGTCTGCCATACGTTTGGCGACCCACTGCTTGCCTGAAGTTACTACTAGATTATCAACCTCTTGAACGACTTCACCGTTCTTTTCTATGATTAATCTACCTGTGATTTTTAAGCCGTCGTTGATCATGTTATTTTCCTATGAGTTAAATGTTGCTACGTTAAATGAGCTTGCGTTGAGTCTGCTACTAGCAGAGATGTGAAGTATAGAAATGCTATCTGATATAGACATATAGTCTGTAGGCATGACCTTACTAATATCTACCGCTAAAATGTCAGTAATTGTGAACGAATCAGTAAGTCCTGCGGAGTACCCCAATTGTACTGAGTCCGTTAGAGATACCGTATCAGGAGTAATATTTTTAGAGGCCCCTAACTGCACAGCATCCCCTACTGAGAAACCGTCTGTTAGTGGTTTAGTAAAGCCCCACGTATTCGAGTCGGTTATGCCGAAAGCATTTCCTTTATTACCGTAGTAGTCTTTATTTATAAGAGCCGCGTCGTCTAGTACAAACGTATCGTTAAACGTACGGTTCCAAGATACTGCGTAACTAAACGTATCGCTTAGCGATAGGGTGTCAGGCACACCTTTATTAAAATTCTGTGTAGATGCATCGGTTATGGATATATAGTCAGTAGATAAGGGGGTACTGAAATGAATGGCAGGCGCATCCGTTACTGACATTGGGTCTGAAAATGATCTCGAAAAGGCTACCGTACGAGTGGTTGTATCCCCTATCGTAAGCGGGTCATTTATACCCTTATTAAGATCCCAAGTATCGTCATCCGCGACTCCAAAAGCATTCCCTTTATTACCATAGAAGTCTTTATTTATAAGAGCTGTATCATCTAGTACGAAAACATCTGAAAACGTACGGTTCCAAGATACTGCGTAACTAAACGTATCGCTAAGTGCCAGAGGGTCAGCTACCGCTTTTTCCAGTGCCCACGGCGATGTATCTGCTACGCTAAAACTATCTGTGAGTAATTTAGTTGTAACTAGAACGGTTACTTCTGATAATAATACGGTTTCAGTGAGGCTTCTATTTTTAGAGTCAGGATCCGTACGAATATCTGTGGCACTAACTGTAACAACCGCTACGCTAGCCTCACTTTTAGTGCTTGATACCCCTGCCGCTATTAGGGGCAGCGTAATAGTTGCCCTGAACGTCATTAGAAGTCGTCTCTAATTTTGAATTTCAGCTTATCGAAGATGGTCTGTTTCTTGCCCGTACTGTCTTCCATCTCGATCTCAGCTTCATAAGTACCGGCATCGACATCTAGCGTAGTTAAATTCCACTGCATGAAGCACTCTCCGTCAGTCGCTGGTGCAACTATGCCGCAGGTCATCGTATCTAGAATGGTATCTCCACCTAAATCGCGGAAATATACGCGTACAGTCTGCCCAGTTAGGTTTATTGGGGCCCATGTTGTAGCGTCGTCGGGGTCGAGAACTTTACCCGCTGCAGCGGTAGTAGAATCTCGTAGTGTGAAATCGAGCTGAGGTTTGTCGTCGCCCGAAACTAGGTTGATCGTGTCGTAATAAGCCATTCTTTAACTCCTATTGCCCCGCGAAGTTCACTGATGCCACCCTGAGTACCGAACGCCTAGGGTCCCGTGCTTTAGCAGCGCATATTTTACGTTGAAACTCGCTCATATGACCGTATGATACATCAGGATTGGTCCACTCTTTCCCTGGGATCCCTGTTAGTCGAGCTACAGCTCCTGTAGCTATAGATCTGCCGTGTGTGTTAAATATAAAGTCTTCCACTCCACTACTTCTCAATGAAGGTTTTAGGGCGACTAGCCCGGTTATAGTGTATTTAACATCAGGTGTAGGGTATAGCCGAACACTTGTATCGCCGAAAATAGAAAACATCGAAGGTCTCCCCGTTAAAGGTTCCCCGGTAGACGTTAAAGGAGCTATAAAGTTACCGTCGTGCACTTGGGACAAAAGTTTCCCGTCCAGATAAAGAAATAACACGTTTTCTACAAGCGCCCCAGCGGGAGTATCTAACTCGTAGTCCGCTGAGCTCTTCACAACTTTAATCGTTTCTAACTCAGCTCTCCATACTTCGCTCCGCGCGCAAAATTCCTCTGCGGCCTCCTGCAAGTGGGTATCTATAACTACTTCCGGGCAGCCCGGGACGTATGGTTGTACGTACGGATAGAATTTCTCCCAATTCGTAGCCATTTACACACCTCCGGTGGGAGACACACCTATGTCGCTCTGGGTTTTAGCCCCGATCCCTCCCATAAAAGCTTGGCTGTGTGCTGCAGCTCTTGCCGCGTTTGCCGCGTACTCAGCATCCTTAGAGTACGAACGGTACAGAACCCAGTCGATCATGGAACTTAAATATATGTCATCGAGCTTTATAAGCTCCGTACTTGATCCGGTTGGATCTAGGGCACTCTCACTAAGGCTGTGAGCTCCTACTGCGTCAGCGTACACAATTTCTATTTGCGCGGACGTTGTAGCTGGAGGGTACACAAAAAACTCCTTAGGCTGCCTCGGGTCAAAAGTATAATTCTGCACATTAGCGGTGCCTGTCTCAGCATGCCAAGCTGGACGCTGGTCATCTAAGACGCTTCGGCTTATAAGGCGGACTACTTTTTTGCTGGAAGAACTCGCAAGGTTTCTTACTACATCCAGTAAACGCAGTGCACTAGGAAAACTAGTTGTTAGCCCTTGGCGTGTTCCTGCCACGCACGTTAGCGTTCCTGTTTTTGCATTAGCATCCGGACGTAATAATATAATCTGCAGGTAAGATTCGTTAATCCAATTCTGCAGCTCTAGGCGAGGCCAGCGAACATTTGTGTCTTGTAATATGTCTTCGACACGCTTTACAACCTCAATTACTTTTATCGTTGCCACAGGTTACTCCGTAAGTTAATCTAAAAGAAGGGGGACTACCCCCCTTCTATCTTAGGACTACCTTATATTAAGGAGCACCAACCAAAGCAGTTACTAGCGCTTCGTTTTTAACAACCTTACGTCCGTAAACAGCAAGACCACGAACTATATCGCCGAAGTCAGTTTGGTTACGTAGCGGCTCAGTCTTAGCAATCTGAGAAGCGAACGCACATGCATGTTTAGTACCTGCAACCATCATACGACGTGGTTTAGCCCCTGAAAGGGTTGCTCCTGTAGAAGTCGCTGATAAACCGGCAACTGTCGCCTTAGAAGTAGTACCATGAGGTAGTAAGTTAGATACATATACAGAGAAACGATCTAGCATACCGATCTTACCCGTGCGGATAACACTTGACTGATCGCCAGTGAAGTACGCTTGAGCAATGTTAGATTGCATCAAAAGGTTACGATCTTTAGGTGAGATAATTAACCAGCGACCCTCTTCAGGAACATTCTGCTCATCTAAAGTTGCAGACATCTGTAGGATAGTATCTAGCACCATACCTGATGTAGCTTGGTTAAGAGGGACAGTATCCGTACCTAGAGCGTAACTTGC